TTGTGGAAAAAAACAAACGGCTCGGACTGAGTCATAGCACAACTCTCATTGCAATTTGCTCATGGCTAGCTTAGTCACTTCATTGGCAAAGCGTTTGATTTGTTCGCTTATTAGCAACCAGCCACGCGCAGAGGCTTGGTCTTTGGGGCTGGTGCCTTGAAGGCCGCGTAGGTGGGATATACGTGCGGCGCAGGCTTGGGCTTCGTTAAGATGGTGGATTAGCTTGGAGTATTCTTCGCCTTGGGTGGGCACATTAGACAATTAAATCCTCCTATAGATTGGCTTCGTTGGGGAAATTGCCTTTTGGACTAGGCCAAGCAAGTCGGTTAAGGCTTGCTTTGGCTGAGCACCAAGATTGCCTTGGTGGATGGCGTATTCCGGTGCCTTAGCTAAAGGGATACGGGATATCGATTCCTCAATGGCGGCTTGCAGTGATGAACAGCAAACCATTGGGGTTATTTTTCGTCGGTATAGGTCTATTGAAAGGTCCGGTGCCCATAGTTGGCAGTTCCAAAGGCCTTTTAGGTCTTGAGATATGTGACAGATGTACCAGCCTCGGGTGTTGGCCTCTTTGATTAGCTCTTCCATTGGGGTGGTTCCAAACAGGTAGGGCAGGAGGTAAGGTTCCCAGTTCATTCCTTAATGTGATCGTTTACGGGGACGGCCTTCCATTCGTGATGGAGTTTGTATTCTTGCAGAGAGTTGCCCTCGTTGTCTTGGGCAGTAATAACCCCTTTGTTGTAGTCAATATGTAGACATTCGCAGGCTATGAATGGACTACTGTCGTTTGGCTCAAAATCATAGACCCAAAAAGCCTCGCCTGGATCGCCATCCCAGCCCGAAGCTGTGCCATGGTTCACACTAAGAATTATAACGGACATCCAATTAGACATACTTTCCTCCATTATCTTACCAGTATACCACAGGATTGTGGATTTTTCAAGCTCTATTTTACTTAGTTCTCCTATTTTTCTCAAAAGACGGCCCTCCATCGAGAGCATGGCGGGAAAATGGAAGGCCGTGAGTTGGCCGGGTGGTGCCCAGCCATTACGAGAGTCTTAGGGGGCTCTCGTTAATTACGAGTTCCAGTCCTCCGCATCAGCAGGGCGGAATGTATCGGGCTCGTTATTGCCAACCGACGCATTTGCTCTTTCAGGGTTATTCGACGTTTCCGGCTCTTGGTGATTGCCGGTGGACTCCACTCCGTAAGCATGTGGCTCGGAGTCGCCGCTGCGCCAAGGCTCCGTGGTAGGAGCGACAGGCGTGGAAGCAGTATCACTGGCAGGAAAGGTCTTTCCCGACGTCACCTCCGGGACGCCATTGCCCAGAGCCGCCTGAATAGTGCGCAGCTTATCCTCCGCAGTTTTGCGAAAAGTATCGGCCTGTTCATACTCCGCCATCCAGCGGTCACGTTCCACGATGGCGCTGTCACGCTCCATCATGGTCTTTGCAAGGCTGTCCTCAAAGGCCGCATTTTCGTTGGAAAGCTGCTCAATCTGCTGCTGCTGTACAGCCCAAGAGTCCTTTTGCTCCTGCAATTCGCGGCGGAAACTGTTTGCCTGCTCGGACACAATGCGGAGGGAGTCGTTAGCACGGTCCCGTTCGCCCTGAGTAATTTGAACAGTGGCTTCCAGTCTGGAAAGTTGCTCTTGTAGTTGCTTCACAGCGTTGCCTAATTCGCTCTTGGCCACTATGGCGTCGGCGGCCTTGCGAAAGAGTGACAGCGCCATTGCGTCATCTCCGTAAAGATCATTCATGTTGTGCCTCGTTTGGTTTGCAGATATAAAAATGGGGGCAATTATGCCCCCACCTTTTTAAGCCAGCTTTTTAGTGCGCGGTTTTCAACGCGGCCTTGCTGGTAGAGGTGCGGCTAGCGGCAGCCGCTGATAACTGGCCAACGTCCAGCTTGGTTTTCTCCTTTGCCTTTTTGACCTTCTCCGGGTCTTCGTGAATGCCGAGAGTGAAGCCGGAGAGGTTGACCTTGGACTGTTTGTCGAGTTCCGCCTGAGCTTCGTCGTAGAAGTACTTTCCTTTCTCTTCGTCGGCCAACAGGGCCTTGGCCGCAGCGGTAATATCGGAAGCCTTATAGTGAGTCACCTTGCCGCCGCTGTCCTTGATAAGCTGGCGGATTGCATCGCGGGCTTTCTGGGTGGCAAGAACAACCAGCTTGTGCGGGAGGCCCTTGTCAGCGGTAGAACCACGGCCGAACTTGAAATCGCCGGTCATAAGCTGCTCGACCTTCTTCCGAGCAAGCTCCAGAGCGGCTTTCTTGTTTTCCTCTGTGTAGTACTTCTTGCCTTCGGCGTCTGTGTCCTGAGTGATCTTGGTAGCGCCGCTGTTGATGGCTATTTTGAGGCCGGATGCAACAATACCGCGATAGGACTGATCGGGCATGTCGGTTATGTTGATACTAACAACCCCACCGCCCTTAACCACGGGGATGGTATAAACGCCTTCGTCACCTTGTGCCATTCTGTTTGCCTTTCATGTTCGTCGATCGAACCTCAGTAATATGAACCTAAATTGTGGCAAAATTGTGACCGAATTTAGGCAATTGTGTTGATGGATTTCGATTTTTCTATCAGTTGGCGTAGATTGTTATGTCTGTTGGATCTATATTGGCGTTTCTTAGTGCGAACTCCGCATCAAACAAGAGTTGCGTACTCTCTGCGATACGGATTGCAACTTGTTCCAAGCGGAAATCCTCTCCCTTTGTTCTTGTGCCGTAGTGTTTGATTGTAAATAGTATCTTTTCTTTCTGTTTGTCCCAATCGATCATTGTTATCTCCCAAGATACAGCTTTTGCTCCTTTTCGATTTTTCTATAGGTCCTCCTGAATTGGCTCGCATTTGTAGCGAGATTTTTGGCCGTCTGGGTCTGGCGATAGCAAGCTCTCTTGCCATTGCCGCTCGCATTGGGCTTTGTCGTTTGAAGGGAAGACAAAGACCATATGTTTGACGCTTTGCCATGTGTCGCATTGTGGCTGACTGGCGAGACACATCCAAAGGATAAATTTGTAGGTGGGGGTCATTGTAAAGGCTCCTTGGGGACCCGCTCCTTTCGGGCTATGTTGATGCGGGCAAGGGCAAGCAGGCTTTTGTCAACTCGCTTGCGGGCGGCTTCCAGCTTGTCCTTGGCGGACATGTAGACTGCGCCGGGGCGCTTGGCGATGATTGCCTTGGCGTAGGTCAAGGCAAGGTTGTATTCGCGCATGTTCATTTCGTTTGCTCATGATGGCCGCTAGATATGGCCGCCAGGGCCACTTTGAAAGCTTCAGAAAGCTCGCGGGCTGACTGGGATTTGCTGGTATAGCGGATTGCATCTTCGGCGAATGTATTCGAGAGCCTTTCGTTACTAACCATATTTTCCCATAATAGCCATTCTGGCGTACCTGTTTGGTATGGATTTCGCTCTGTCATTTGTCGGCCTTGATTGTCCTTCATAGAACCACCTCCATGTGATCGAGGATTTCCTCTAAGGTCCGAACCTTGGGCAACTGGCGCGGTTTGCGTTTGACGATGCAGAAGGCAAACCGTAAGCGGCCAAGGAAGAACCAGTGAATGCCGCCGATTTTGCGATAGATCATAGATTGTCTCCGCTGCAACCATAGGGGTAGACAACGTATGACCCGAAGTTATAATCTACGTCGGTTACTTGTGGCGTAAAGACAAAAGCATACCAACTCATGACCTATTCCTCCATCAATGATTGCAAGCTTTTTAGCAACGCTTCGCGCTGATCTGAGGTGTTATTATCCTCAGGCTCCCAATTTTCAAGAGCCGCTAAGATGATCTTGATATCGCTGAGTTCAAGATCGGTAATGTCATACATGACACGTTCTTTGATCTGGATTGGCATTGTATTGCACTCCTAAAGAGCAATCTTGCTCTTAACCAAGAAAGGCCCATTGAGATTGCTCCCAATGGGCCAAAGTGTTACCTCACAGAAAAGCCAAGACCGAAGCCGTAGGCCGCTCCATTGGTGACGTTAAAGGCCGTGCCATTGCCAGCAACGGCGCTAAGCGAGGATGACTGAGAACCAGCCGAGCCGGAGGCATAGTTGCCAACACCATGATTGCTGGCGCTGCCGCCACCCTGACCGGCTCCAGTGGCAACGCTGCCGCCGAAGGAGATAGCATGGCCATGCTGCGCGCCGACTGTGGCGGTAAAACCACCCGAACCGGCAAAGCCACCACCGGCCGAGAAGGATGGGCCGTGGCTACCATAACCGCCGGCAAAGGCGGGGGTGACAGCAAGAGCAAAGATGGAAGCAAACAGAATGTTCTTCATTTGAGGTTCCTCATATTCGGGCAGGATAGCCCGCATATTGGGAGGGTTGTTAGCCCCTCCCAATGCGCTGGCTTACCAGTATTTGTCTATTTCTTCGCTGTGATCTTCCCGGCCGATTGAGGCCCAGATGATAACACCCGCTGCGATAACGGCGATGGCGATTAGGAACTCCATTTATCGCCCCTGATGTTGGAACATTGAAAAGATTGTTGGCTGCTGTGTTTGCACAACCTGCGGACAGATACCTTCACCAAGGCTTTCAGCCATTTGCGGGTTAATGCACAATCGTCGAATAGCCGCTGCTTTCATGCCGAAGGCCCAAAGTGTACGGGCGTCGAGGCGGGCTTGGCAGGGTTTGTCCTCGGTTGTGGTTCCAAAGGACAGTCCGCCACCCGGGCCGCTGGCACCTATAGAAACAGAACCAAGACATGTTTCAATGCTGGCCGCTGCAAGCCCCGGGGCGAAGACCGCCGGTGCTTGATAGTGTTCGGTCCCTCCGGTGATGGTGGTAGTGTTGCCCCGAGTGCGGATTGAGGCAATCGACTGACTGGCCGACTGGCCGATACCAACTCCACGTGAGCCAGCAAACGAATGTTGGGCAGTAGCTAGCAACAGCACGCCTGCGGCGACAGTGATATGAATACGGTTCATTACAGCTCTCCTAACCGAGCATGATTGCTCGCAAATGGGGAGTTGATGGCTCCCCATATACTTGCAGTCATTGAACCAAGCCCCGCTGAGAGTAGGATATCCCAGCGGGGCCGACTAGCCTGGGGAGGGCATGGCTGGGCTAGTAACTCACGTAGTACAAACCATCGCCGGTTCCGGCTGTATGCGGCCGGAAGGTATCGCACAGATAGCTGACAATTTCCAGCCATTTGCGAAAGCCTTCAAGAGTATTTGGGAAGGTTAGGATTGTGCTCATCATTCCTCCACATATGTATACCAGAGCAATTCGCCGGGTTGTGCTAAAATGCCCCTGCCTTCCCCGTACCAAGCTGTGATTTTAAGACGGTCTATGATAGAAGCATAGCAGTGGGTTTCGTTGTGGTTATCGCTCTCAGTATCGACTTCGAGATTGATATTACGAAGTCCTCCCTGAGTTTCAGCGTCGCTACGGTTCCCTTTGACAATAAAAAACATTCGCATCATCGTTGCCTCCTTGGTATATCCGACACATAGCACATTGCCATAGGCGGGGGACAGTTCCACTCGCCATGCCCTTCATACATCCACAAGTTGTGATGGAGCGAAAACAGAAGCCATAGGATTGTCGCCATAGGATTGCCCTCAAGGATTGTCAGGGATGGCCGCCAGATGGGCTCGGCCACATGCCCGGCTACCTAGGTAGCCTGAAAGTAAAAAGGCCGCCCTTGGCGCTCTAGCGCCCACATTGGACATATGGAGAACATTTCGGCTAGACAGAAATGCTCTCACAAAGAAAAACCCCCAGCGGTTAGGCTAGGGGTTTAGGGAGAGAGACGTTCAGAATTATCACCCGGCCCTCTTGATTAGCTCGGCTAGGCTCATGGCAGTCTTACGCGCCCTAGGCCGTTCGGCGGGAGCAATGGCGACCGAAATCTTGCCAAATTTATAACCGAATGCCAGCACAAGATGCGCCGGCAACTCAACCTTGGCATTCATGCCCTCCTCAAAGGCAAGGCGTAGCTTATTCGCGGCGTCCTGCGCCTTGCGGTACTCGAAATATCCCGCCCTTAGATCGGGTGAGAGTGTTTCCACATCCAAAGACTGCCAGTCAAGCTTTTCTCGCTCTACTGGCGCTTCGCGCATAACTGGCGCCGAAGATTGAAACGCCCGGAGATTTAAAGCGGTTGCCATTAGATTGCCCTCATGTTTGTAACCAAGATCGGCCAAGCAAGACCGAACGCCGACAAACCTAAACCATGTTGCACCGCACAAGCAAATCACAAATTTGTGAACAACAAAATCAAAGCCTTAGCCCCCACATTTTCAAACTGGAATGCACCGCAACATTTCCGCCGCGGCGCAGCAATCCAACCTAACCCATTGATATTGCTCAACAATTCCCCTTGGCCCACTGATTCGCGCTGTGAAACCCTGCCCTATAGCTGCCAATATCCCTCCAATCTAACCAAACCCCTGCCCCTGCAACCCTAGTAACCCCAAGCGGTCCCCTAACTGCTAGAGGATACCTGGAGCTGGCACCCCTGTGTATAGGCTGTCATATATATATCTTAGATCAGCCTATATACACGGGCCACCCCCCCCCCTACCCCTAGCAACTAAGGGGCCGCTTGGGACCTTTAGGGTTGAACATCAAAGCCTTAGCTGGCCCTGCTCCGCCCCTTACCTCAGCCTGCCGCGCGCAGCGCCATCACACGCAACCCATTGATATCACTCATCAATCTAGCCGCTCTCACACCCTTCGCACTCGCAAGCATGCTTACAGCCCCCGGGCGGCGGGGTAGGCCAAAATCCCGCTTGCCTTGCGCGCGCCACCTCCTCCTCACAGAAAAATATGGATTTTCAAATTCTTTCTAAAATCCAGAAATCCCCCCGGCCTGGTTTTGATTTACGGAACGCGGGCTGAAAGCACTTGACAATCGCGGATATATATGATAGGTGTATAACCATGATGGAGAAAGAGTCTTCGGATATCTTGCGGCCTGGGGTCTACATCCTCCGCCTTCGCGGCCGGGTCGTTTGGGTTGGCGCAGCGCGCAAGCCACTGGTTCGGGTATATGCCCATTCGGTCCAGCGCCGCGGGGACAAGCTTGCCGAATTCCTTCCAGCCCGTCCGGTGGAGTTCGATTCGATTGAAATCAGACCTTGTCATGTTGACCGCCTTGACTCGACGCAGGCGCAGGTCCGTGACGAGTTAGGGTGGGCCCCGCCTGTGCCTCGGTCGGCGGCCCACCCTATTGATTGGACAAAGGTAGCCGCCAGTGCCTAGGCATGCTACACAGCGAATGATTGGGCCATGGCGTCCGGCGACAAAGGAAGACCTAGTGGCCAGCTTAGGGCCAGCTATGCGTGTTAACACCCCTCCGGCCAAGTTGCGGGAGTCGCATCACCGCGTGCTTCGCATGGTAGCGATGGGCAAGTCCAACACCGAAATCTCCCAGGCAATCGGCTATACGCGAGAGCGTATCAGCCAAATCATCGCCGCTCCTGCTTCCCAGGCCGAATTGGCCCGCCTTCGGCATTTGGTCGAAAATAAAATAGTCAGCATGATCGCCGAGGAAGAGGCCATCGACCACGAAACCCTTACGGTGGCCAAGCGGCAGCGGCTCGACTATCTCTACGATGCCGAAGATCGGGGCGAATATATCCAGCCTCGAGAGCTCAATGCCATCATCGCCGATATCGAAGATCGCTTTGGTACCCCGAAGAAGTCCACTCATGTCAACCTTTCGGCCAACTTCGGTTCTGAACTAGAGGCCGCCATCCAGCGCAGTGAAGCCGTGGAGGCCGTACGCGGAGCAACATTACCCGGGAAACTTCCATGAACAAGCTGTGGCTGGGGGGCCTTCTTTTTCTATTTCTTTTTCTTCCAGCCCAAGCCCAGCAATGGAAACCCGGCTACCTCGGTTCTCCTATTGTTTGCGCTTTCAACAACAGCCCGCCCACCGTCACCACGGGCCTTTTTGTTTTTGCCCAATGTAACAATCAAGGCCAGATCCTTACCACTGGCGGTGGAGGTAGTAGCACCGCCTTCACTGTTTCCCACGCCGCCACCACCTCGCTTGCGACTGTCCTTTCTGTCAAAGCCTCATCTGGGGATCTTCTGGGCTTTAATTGCTCGGGCATAACCGGCGCCGCTGCTGGCTACTGCATTGCCTACAATGGCGCATCCGCCCCAAGCACCGGTGCCCTAACCGGCTCCTTAGTCTTAGACTTCTGTTGGTTTGATACCACAAACCGTGGCTGCTCTCTCGGCCGCGCCCCTTCGCAGGTAGCTTACTCCGCGGGGATTCAGATCCTAGTCTCCAGCGCGGCCTCTCCTTACACTTACACAACTGGCACTGACACAGCCGCAATCACGGCGGATTTCCAATGAAATCCCTTCGCGCTTTATTCTTCTCAGCGGCACTATTCCTAGCGCCAGCTGCGCAGGCTCAAATCGTCCTCCCAGGCGGCGGCTCTGGCGGTGGCGCTAGCGGCGTTAGCTCCATTGCTACCAATTGCCCGGCCTCTGGCCCGCAGACTGGCGCCGTCACTGTCAACGGATATGTCTCCAATTCCCGTAGCAACAGCGGGGCTACAGATACCCTTGTCGCCGGTGACTGCGGTGGTATTGTCCAAGAAACCAATGCAGGTTCGGTTGCCGTATCAATCGCTGCGGCAGGTAGCACAGGCTTCTCAGCGCCGGGCTATTTGGTTGGGATCAATAATTTCGGTCTTGGTTCTGTTGTCGTTACCCCGGCCTCAGGAACGATAAACGGGGCGGCTACCTTAACAGTTGGCCCTGGCTGTGACACCCAGCTGGTGGCTTTTAGCTCTGGCGCCTACATCACCATGAACGGTGCGGGGGCATGCGCTACCGCTACCGCACCGACATTCTCCCCGGCGGTTGCAACTTACCGCCCTTTATGGGGGCCAATCACTGTAGGAAACGGGGCAGCTGAGACTATATCAACTGCGTTGTGTGCCCCTTTCATCGCCCCGCTAGCACAGCATTGGGACCAGATTGTTACATCAGTCGCCACCGCAGGCAGTAGCAACGTCCAATTTGCTATCTATCCTGACGGTCTTAATTCCACCTCCGGTGTTCATCAACCAGTCGGTGCTGCTATCTATTCCAGCAGCAGCATCGCCGACACCGGCTCAACTCCGTTTCTTATCACATGGCCCCTTGGAACAAGTGGCATAGGCCAAGCCATTACCCAAGGGCCGAATTGGATTTGTTTAAACACCGGCGATAGCACTGTATTATTTCAAACTGTTCCTGCAACTACGACTTACATCGCAGGCTTGATTGGCGGGTTAACCCCCGGCCATAATAACACCTTTAACCAAAATACTACAGGGCTTAAAATAACTCAGACCTTTGGCACTTGGCCGACCTTCACCACTTCCAGTGCCTTCACCGAAGTGAGTAATAACACCGTCCCGCAATATTACTACCGAATAGCGACGACACCATGATTCGCAAAACCTTAGCTCTACTGGTCTGGTTCGCGCTGTGTATACCAAGCCATGCTCTATTGCTGCGTGGCCGCAGTGTGATTGTTGGTAACAATTCTCCGATCAATACCGCAATTCCCGCAATCGTTGGCCTAGACTTTCCGCCTTCGGTTGGCGGCAATGTTACCTTTACCCTCAGCCCCGCCAGCACAACGGCTGCTTCTTGGGATAATTTCCCAATTTCCTACACCCAAAACTGGCACTGTGCGGGCGGACCGTCCCTTGGCACGGGGGCGTCTCTCACCCTCAATACATCCAGCCCTGGCGTCTTGGGCTGTGTCTTAGAGGTTGATCTCACCGCTAGCAATCTCTTTGGCAGCTTCACCGCGCGCAGCCACTGGATCGGGCCGATCGAATCCACCGCGCCAGTTATGGCGGATACAACTACGGGCCTATGCCCTGGTGGCGGGGCCTATTGCGTCCCAATGTACGAACTTCAAACTAGCCCGCCGCAACAGCTTCCTTCTGAGCCCGCACACTTTCTCCAAAATGGCTTTGCAATCTATCCTGGTTGCGTTATCCCGCCGGTTGCACCAACGCACACAGCCTCCGGCGATCCCAACGTCTGGTACTTCGCCCCAACAGGCCAGACCTACGCGCAATGGATCACGTCCGGCACGCCCAATCCTGGTCATACAAAGGCTACGGCGCTGCTCGACCCGAATGCGCTGCTCAATACAGTTGGGGCGACTACCGCAGGCTCATTCGTAAACGGCACAGCCTACACAATCACCAGCGTAGGCACCACCAACTTCACTCTCATTGGCGCGGCCTCAAACACCGTGGGGGTATCCTTCGTCGCCACTGGCGTGGGCAGCGGCACTGGCACTGCCGCTGGCTATCCCAGCAACAAAGGTATGTTCGGCGCGGTCGCCGCTAATCCCAACGGAGTCATCCGTCCCGGCGACACGATCTATATTGAGCACGGCTACTCCACCGCCCAAGGCATTATCAAATTCGAGGGCGGCGCCATTGTTCCAACTCCGTATAGTACAAGCGATGGCACTTCCGCAGGCTCTCCAATATGGACTTGGGTACTTGCTGATCCCACCGACACTCAAGTCGGTGCCCTGTCAGATCTCAACCTATCCGGCGGCAGTAACACAGGCATGGCCTATTGGATCTTCTCGATCAATATTGAGAACTACCGCCCGGCCAATTTAAACACCGCCGGGGGCCAGACCGGTGTCATTCAACTCAGCGGCACCTACGTCGGCGCCAACACATTTACTCACGACGTCATCTTTGATCACATGAGCCTGACTCAGTGGTCAGGCCATTCCAACGATGCGCGTAACGCCTCCATCTATCCCAATGCTGGAGGTCTTAGCGACGGCACAATAGTAACCTCCTCGCCGGTTCAGGCCGGAAGGTTGCAGAACCAACAGAGCATGACGGTCACCGCGGGTAATAATGCAACGCAATTGGCCATCACAAAGATACCATTCTTAGACGACACCAATCCTTCCGCTTCGGTTGCTTTCGGGGCTTACGTCTGGGCCCCCGGAATCTACAGTGGCACGCCGTCGGTGGTGACAACCGCCAGCGGAATCCCCAGCGGCACCGTCATCGAGCTGGTTAATGGACTGGATAATAATCACTTTGCCTGGAGCAACGGCACAGTAACCGGGGCGGTTCCCTCCGATATTACTGCGCTTGTCTCTGGTGGATCGACCCAAACCTCTATCTTCACCCTGCCCACTATCGAAGACGATACGGTCTATTGGCAAGTTGCAGCAACCACAGCAACCAACGCCTCAGTTTACACGTGGAATAAGAACGTCGGGACGATCAATTTTCCCGCCAATCCGGCCGTGGGCACGAATATTGTTATCAATGGCGTGACCTGGACATTCGTTGCAAGCGGGGCAACTGGGAACCAAATCAACCTAGGTGCCAGCCTTACGGCTACGCTGGCCAATCTTAAGGCTGGCCTAGACACTTCCATCGCCGCCTACACCACTTCGGCTACCGGGATCATCGCGACGTGGACGGCGACTGGCGCGAACCTCGCCGTCTCTGGCGGGACATCAGGCGGCGTTGGCTACGCTTGGACTTCGATCGGCACCGTTCTCGCCGTGGCTCCTACGACCCCCGATCTAATTCTCACCACGACCTTCAACAACCACGTCTGGCATTGGTGCGCCGCGACCGGAGGAACCTGCACCACTGCACCAATTTGGCAAGACCAGGGCGCGCCGAATGTCACCATCGCTCCCTGCGATCAGGTCTCTTACGCAGGCAAAGGCTGCCCCGGTAACTACCCAGGCCAATCCTTCGTCGTACCGCAGTGTGATCCCAAATATTCTCCGATCGGCACCAGCGGGAACCTAGGCGGCTGCATCGGAACGCCGACTGCCTGGACCGGAACGACCCGAGTTATCTCGAATGAAGCCGCCACCCTCACTAGTTCCTTGGTTGTGGTCCCCGCAAACTATTGGAATTGGAACGATTGGGACGGCAATACCAAGAGCCTTATTACAGTTCATGGGGCTATTAATACCGCCTGTCCGCCCAACGTGAGCGCCCCCGGCACGATATACGATGCCTGTTCAACTGGTGCGCCTGCGCAATACGTGAACAACTTTCAAGGCATTAGCTGTATCTCGATTTCAAATAGCACATTTCGTGAGAGCTACAACGCGGTTAACATATCCAACACCACCGACTCGATTATATATAACAATTTTATCAAATATCTTTCCGACGATGCCTTCGAGCCGTATTCAGACAACCGGATCATCATTGCCCACAATCACTACACCGATCCGACCTTCATCTACGGCCACCAAGACTTCATCCAGTTCGGTGATACCAACGGTCGTGGTGAAACTGCCTTAACTACCAGTATGCTGTACCAGAGTGCTGTCATTGAAAACACCGCAATTCAATACAGTGATCCAAACAACTGGTTCCCTCGTCAGTTGCAGGGTGTTAATAACACTGAAAATAGCTTCTATGCGACCTACGTTGCCGATAACATCCTTGGAGCCGCCACCGGTATAGCCAATATTCTTATCACCGGGCACTATAATGCGCTTGTCCACAACGTCGGCATGGGCAACCAAGGCGGGTCCGTGGGGCTTGGTATAGCCAAGAAAGGTTGCTCCCCGGGCGGCCCAGCGCTGGTCTGTACCGCGCCATTTGCTCCATCACTTGTCGGGCCGATTGACGGACTATTGGCAAACAACGTTGGCATCGCTATACAGCGGATGGCGCAATTTATACCGCCCCCGGGCATGACTAACTTCTGCGACCCATCTTCCGGTGATCTCTCGACTGTTGAAGGCAACATTGGTCTGCCTTTCCCGCTTACGGCCGGCCCGTCTGTAGTCTCCAGTACATTCTGCGCAACAGGCAATTCAGCACAAACCGGCTCTCTAACCGGCCACTATGACGACTTGAATATTTGGACGGCAACTGATTGGCGCTCAAGTCAGTCCGGAATCTCGCCGCTATTTACCTACTACAACCCCGCAAACAACCCAGTTTCGCCCGCCATCGGATGGCAGAGTGAGCCAGTTCCTACTCCGTTCGTTATGACCTGTATTCAGGATAGTTGGGCTTACGGGACATGTCCCAATGCGGTTGGCACCGCCAACTTTCGGCCGAATCCCGCCTTTGCTGGGTTCGCTGGTAGTGTAACAGTATCTCTCCAACCGGGACAGAGTACAGGCAAGGCGTTTAATCTACCAACCACGGGTATCTCGGTGGGCAATTTTGGCAACGTAACCACTGATGGGTTTAATGGCCATGACTACCCAGTGGGGCTATGGGAATATTGCCCTTCGGTTGTGGATCCAACAACAGGCTGTGATCACACTCTCTGGACGCTGGCAAATGGCTGGGGCTATGTGGGAGCAACCACGCCTTACAACCCTGGCATTATTGGAGCTGGAACTCCGTTGACCTCATGGTTCTCGGGCGGCCCGCAACCGCTTGTCGATCTCGACGGCAATCTATGGAAATCGACGCCTGATGCCGGCGCCTACCAGTCACCTTAACGATTGATTGTTAGATGGATAACATCCTCGAATGGTTGGCCTCCTGCAAGCGCAAGCCGCTGCGCTTCGTCATGGGCGCTTTCCCTTGGGGTGTTGAAGGCACCACTCTTGCCAAAGCCACCGGCCCCGAGCCGTGGCAGATCGAAATCCTAACCAAGATCGAGGCCGGGCTACTAACCATCAACGAAGCCATGCGCATCGCCGTTGCATCGGGCCATGGCGTTGGCAAGTCTACGCTTGTCTCTTGGGTCATCCTTTGGGCCTTCACCACCTTTCCAGACACCCGCGGGGTTGTCACTGCCAATACCGAGAACCAGCTCAAAACCAAAACCTGGGCCGAACTTGGTAAGTGGTACAACCTCTTCGTTGGGAGGGACTACTTCCAGCTAACGGCCACCGCCTTGCTTTGCAAAGATCCGGCCCGCGATCGCACATGGCGCATTGACCAAGTTCCTTGGTCCGAACGCAACACTGAGGCCTTCCAGGGCCTCCACAACCAAGGCAAACGTGTTCTGCTTATAATGGACGAGGCCTCCTCCATCCTAGACAAAATCTGGGAAGTGGCCGAAGGAGCCATGACCGATGCTGACACTGAAATTATTTGGCTGGCTTTTGGTAACCCTACTCGTTCTATTGGCCGCTTTAGAGCTTGTTTTGACACTAGTGGACATGGGCGTTTTTGGCAAACGATGCAAGTCGATAGCCGAACGATTTCATTCACTAACAAACAACAGATTCAGAACTGGATAGAGGCCTACGGAGAAGATAGTGATTTCGTCCGGGTTAGAGTACTCGGAGTCTTCCCGCGTGCTGGTGAAATGGAATTCATTTCCGCGGCCGATGTTGACCTCGCAATGACGCGGGAAGCCGAAAGCCAATTGGCCGACCCACTCGCTCTTGGTTGTGACGTCGCGCGCTACGGCGCCAACGAAAGTGTCATTGCCTTCCGAAAAGGCCGCGACGCTCGCGGGATGACCTGGGAGTTCTACCGTGGAATCAATACTGTCGAACTCGCTGCGAAAGTCTCCCATCACGCAGAGGCCGATGGTATTTTCATCGACGGAGGAGGTGTCGGTGGCGGCGTTGTCGATAATGTGCGTGCCCTTGGCCTCCACTGTTGGGATGTGCAATTCGGAGGGTCTGCTGACGTCGGTGGTCGTGAGACCGGGAACTCTGGTGAGGTTTATGCCAATAAGCGGGCTGAAATGTGGGGAGCAATGCGGGCCTGGATTCGTAGTGGTGGGGCCATCCCCGCCGATCCAGAGCTCCGAAAACAGCTAGTCGCGCCGCTTTATGGGCTTGACAATAAGGGCCGAATACAGTTAGAAAAGAAAGAAGATATAATGAAAAGGCTTGGTGGTGACACCTCGCCGGATCGAGCAGACGCCCTGGCCCTAACCTTCGCCTATCCACTGCAAAGCCGCCAACAGCTTGACGTCTGGGGTCATCCTAAAGCCGAGGCCGAGCACGAATACGACCCTTATAGTGAAAGGATGATGATGGCATGACTCACGCTTTCTCCGGCCTATTCGGCGGTGGCCATTCGCCTAGTTACATCCCGGTGCAATCCGCGCCGACCCCGCAGCAGGTCTTGCAGCCGGGAATTGCCCCTATGCAGGGCACTCAGCCCGGCGTGGGTCAGACCCCATCTTTTCTCGGCTCTTCGGTCCTACCGCCGCAGCAAGGCGCCGGGGGTGGCCAGTCTAATCAAAAGCGGCTGATGGGTCAATGAAAGCCCCGCGGTCCAATGTCCACCAAATCCGGCGGAATCCAATGACGGCGCCAGTCACACAGATCCCGCCGGAGTACCTCCAGATGGCCGCCGCCCATATGATGAAAATGGGCAAACAAGTCTTCGAAAACCAGCCGCCTTCGGCCGATCAGCTAACCGCGAGTTTAAATGGAAACGGTCCGCAAGGTCAGTAAGGAAGATCAGGCCTACCGGCGCTACGCCGAAAGCCAGATCCTTGCCCTACGCAATTGGCGCTACTCGTGGTGGACCCATGGGCGCGAACTCGCTGACTATTTCCTTCCTCGGAGATACAAATGGCTGATCACCCCCAACCAGCAAAACCGCGGCAGCCCGATCAATCAGCACATTATCGACAGTACCGGATACTTGTGCGCACAGAATCTGGCCAGTGGTCTTATGTCTGGGAAGGTTTCGCCAATTCAGCCATGGTTTGGACTGACGGCGGGTGGCTTAGACTCTACTGGCACTACTCCGACCTCCCTCTGGCTGTGGCAAGTGGAACGCCTACTCAGGGCGATCTTTTCGGAGAGCAACTTCTACCCGGCGATGCACCAGTACCTAATGGACTTGGTAATCTTTGGCACCGCTGTCTTAGTTATCTACGAAGATTTTGAGGACGTCATTATCTGCCGAAATCCATGTTTCGGGGAGTTCTATGTTGACGTAGACGGTCGGTATCAGCCTACCATTTTAGGCCTAGAATATGTCCTCACCATCCGCCAAGTGGTCGATGAGTTCGGCCTCGAGAACTGCTCGCCTAGTGTTCAGAAGGTCTACACCCAACGAGACGGCGCCGGCCTTTCCCGCGAGATAATCATCGCGCAACTAATCGAGCCCAACAATGACGGACGTCAGTACGGAGTCCCCGATCGTTACGCTTTCCGCGAAGCTATTTGGGAATGGGGAGGCTCTGCTAGCCCGCAAAATAACTCCGGAGATAATCGCGGCTTCTTGCGTAAGACCGGTTATTTTGAGCAGCCCAATATTACAAGTCGGTGGTATCTTGTATCAAACGACGCTTACGGGCGGTCACCCGCAATGGACGCCCTTGGGGATCAAAAGCAGCTCCAGCTAGAGCAGCGCCGTAAGCAACAAGCTATTGACAAGATGATCAACCCGCCGTTGGTGGCGGACGTCCAACTAAAAAACAAACCCGCGTCTTTGCTTCCGGGAGGAATCACTTATGTTAATGGGTTTAGTGCCACTGGCAAGCCTGGTATTGCTAGCGTTTATAATAGCCAATTTCCAATTAACGAAGTGGTCGAGGACCTCGTCGAAGTCAGGGACAGGCTGGGAAAGACTTTCTTTAACCAACTTTTTCAGCCGATGTCACAATTCGAAACCAGATCTAACGTTACCGCGGTAGAGGTTCAGCAGCGGCGGGCCGAGGCTTTGCTTATGCTCGGCCCGGTATTCGAGCGGTTAGATAACGAATGTCTCCGGCCAATCGTTGAGCGGGTTTACGCCATTGCTAAACGCGCCGGAATCCTGCCGCCGCCTCCACCAGAGTTGAGCGGCAAAGATCTTTCCATCAAGTTCGTGTCGATGCTCAAGATGGCTCAGGACGCCACTGATGCCATTGCCATTCAAGAGGTGTTGTCCTTGACCGGCGAGCTTGTCGGCGTCGATCCTCAAATCGGCGATAAAGTCGATTTCGATATGGCGCTGGATATATTCTCTAAACTAAAAGGCAACCCGCCGCAGATCATGCGCACCACTCAGGCTACCGCAGCAGTGCGCCAACAGCGGGCCCAGCAACAGCAACTTGCTGCCCAGGCTGATGCTGCCCAGAAACTCTCCGCCGGCGCTGCCAACTTAGCAAAGGCTGACGTAGGTGGCGGCCAGAATGCTTTGCAGGCAGCTTTAGGAGGCCAAGGTGGCTAACGCAGCCCGCCGCGCCAGCGTCCGCGCCCAAGAAAAAGAGGCCCAGCAGACTGATGGCATTCGGCGAGTTGTTATAACCAGCCTTATGTCTAATCATGATGGTAGACAATACATCCAGGATGTGCTAGAGCAAAGCCATGTTTTTCAGACTTCGTTCTCTGACAATTATGGCACGATGTGTTTTATGGAAGGGGAACGCAACTTCGGGCTGCGTGTTCTCAACGATGTTATGGAAAGCTGCCCGGAACAATTTATTCAGATGATGCGTGAAAAGAACGCCAGAACACAGTACGATGAAGTGCGTGACGCTAAGGAAGCTGTAGAAGAACCTGAGGAAGAGGCTGTGTTGGATAACATCTATGACGATTAAATTATCTGACTATGAGTTCGGTTGGTTTATCGGTATTCTTGAGGGAGAAGGCTGCCTAAACTACAACGGAAACAGTCAGATTATCGATGTGCATATGACAGATGAAGATTCTGTTATTTCCTATTCAAAGATTCTATCCAAAATTTTAGAACAGGAAGTAAAAGTTTCAGCGTGGCAGCCACCGGGTAACCGAAAAAAGATGTATGGCTGTTTGATCTCAGGAGAGCGCGCACGAATCGTAATGCGTTTGGTTCTGCCTTATATGTCGCAAAGGCGACAGGATAAAATTCGGTGGTCGTTGGGTGAAGACCGTCCGAAGTTTTCAGATCTAATGCAACTGATAGGATCACAGAATGCCCGAAGAGAATACGACGCAGAACGCGACGCCAGAGACGCAGTTGACCCAGACGACGGAGAGCCAAGTTTCGTCATCAACGACCTCCCCGGCGACGGAATCTACGACGAATGACCCGTCACTCCTCAATGCCGAGACTCCCGAGACAACCGCAGAAAGCACCGCCCCTAAGGCGCCGGATGCTTATGAGTTCAAGCTCCCCGACGGAGTCACTCTCGACCCCAAGCTTGTCGACGAAGTCACCCCCATCCTCAAAGAGCTCGGGCTCTCCAACGATAACGCCCAAAAGCTCGTCGACTGGTATAACAAGCACACCGGCGATACCGTCACCAGCCTACAGGAATCTAATCGCGCGACGCGGACCGAGTGGCAGTCAGAATCCAAAACGTGGATGAATGCCAATGGCGGCGAGGCAGCAGTCAAGACCGACGTCGGCCGGGCCCTCAATTCTGTCTTCGCCAACGCCGATGGCACGCCTGATACCAAAGCCATTGGCGAGTTCAAGAAATATATGGACTGGACCTTCGCCGGTGACAATCCATATTTCATCCGGGCGTTTGCAACCATGGCCAAGTCCTTTAACGAAGGCAAGGCTGTGCAGGGCAGCGGTCCGTCTCAATTCGGCCAGCAGAAACCGGGCACGGGACAACGTCCCTCTTTAGCCCAGGCTGTGTATGGTCCGGATGGCCCCCGCAGGGAGCCGATACGTAACCCAAATGGCTCACCGCAAGGCGGTTGAATGAAGAGAGCTTTTGGTCATGCCTAACCTAAGGAGTAATTGAAATGGCAGCGGCCACAATTGGCTCAACCGCACTAACCTACGCGGACTGGGCCCGAAGGATTGACGACGATTACCACATCGCGTCGATCATTGAAATTCTTTCGCAGACGAATGAAATCCTCGACGACATGCTTGTTGTCGAAGGCAATCTCCCCACCGGTCATAAGACTACGGTCCGGACCGGTATCCCCCAGGCAACTTGGCGCTTGCTCAACACCGGCGTGCCGAATGCCAAGTCAACCACCGGCCAGATCGTCGATACCTGCGGCAATCTGGAAACCTATTCGGTGGTGGATAAGGACATTGCTGATCTCAACGGCAACACCGCCGAGTTCCGTCTGTCAGAGTCCCGAGCCTTCTTGCAGGGCATGTCCCAGCAGGTGGCGGGTACTTTGATATACGGCAACCAAGGCGTCAACCCTGAGCGCTTCACCGGCCTTGCCCCACGGTACTCCACCAAGAACACGGCGGTAAGTCAGACTGCCAACAACGTTCTCGATGGCGGCGGCACCAGCAACACCAACACCTCGATTTGGATTGTTGTTTGGGGTGGTGACACTTGGCACGGCATGTTCCCGAAAGGAAAGATGACGGGGTTACAGCATATTGACATGGGCGAGTGGCCGGTCAGTGACCCCTCAGGCAACACCTATCAGGCCTACCGTGAGCACTACAAGTGGGAAATCGGCCTCGTTGGTCGTGATTGGCGCTTCGTTGTTCGCATTGCCAATATTGACGTGACCCAGCTAACCGGCGTTAGTGCAGCTAACCTGCTCAATCTTCTGGTTCGCGGCCTCTACCGTCTGCCGACGGCGCCCTCGATGACCACCGCAATACAGACCTCTGATACGCCCGAGGTTCGCGGCGACATGGGGCGCACGGTGATCTACTGCAATCGCGTGATCCGCACCTACCTAGACCTCCAGGCGATGAACAAGACCAACGTCTTGCTCCAGCTTTCGGAGTTCGACGGCAAGGTCGTGACCACGTTCCGCGGCATTCCTGTCCGGACGGTGGATCAGATCAACAACAACGAAGCACAGATCGTGTAAAGGAGACATGCCGTGATTTTGGATGGATTTCTACTTCTCACCGGCAACTCCCAGGGAGCTACCGGCACAATCGCCTCCGGGTCCTATACGGACACGCCGACGACCGGCACGCAGGATGGTTCGAACATCATCGACTTGGGCGAGAAGGGTGGTATTCCTGCTTCTGCTCAGGGCGGCGGTGCTCGTGACATTGGTATCGGTAACCCGGACATTTGGCTGTTCTGCACGGTCACGACTGCCTTCACTGGCGGCACGAGCCTTGCAGTTGAGCTCCAGTATGCCCCCGATAATGGCTCTGGCGCCCCGGGCTCCTGGACTGTTGTCTGGGCCAGTCCCGTTGCCGAAGTTGAAGCCAACCTTGTGGTCGGCGCTCAGCTTTGTAACATCAACGTTCCCCGGCAGATCCCAGATATTGGCCCGCCACGGTTCGTTAAGGCAACTTTCGTCAGCGTTGGTACCCACACCGGCGGTGCTGTTGAAATGGGTATTGCCCTCGACCGCTTTGACCAGATCATGGGCACTGGCGCCAACGCAGGTGTAATCTCCGGCTATCCCGCCGGCATCAATATCGCTAACTAAGGAGCAAAGCAGTGAAGAAACTTCTCCTCTCCACTGCGCTCTTGGCTGTGCTGGGGTTCCATACCCCAGCCGCTAAGGCACAGACCGCAGCCAACTGCGGAGTGAACTACGTCCCGACTATTGGTGTCAATTGCGCTAATGTTCGGGCACCGACCTTTATCGGGCAGATCTTGGGCCTAGTGCCTGCGGCTTCGGCCTCGGATGTTTGGTGTATCGACGCTTCGGCGACCAAATCGATCCACATTCGTCGGGTTGAGCTATCAGGTACAGCTGGCACCGCGGTCACGCTTCCGGTTGTATTTATCAGGCGCAACACGTTGGATACTGGTGGAACATCCGCAACCCCAAGTATTACTAAAGCCATTACCAGCAATGCAGCCTCCACGGCAACGGTGATTTCTTATACGGCCAATCCAACTATCACCGATTCGACTTCGCATCAGACCATTCGGTCATCGGAGCTGACATTGCCTGTTACATCGGCCGGTAATGCAGATCGGGTAACATGGGTTTTTGGTACCGCTGTCGATGCTTACGATCAAGGCGCTGATTTGCTTAAGGGCTCAACCCAGCAGTTCTGCCTTAATCTTGGCGTCGTTTCGGTGTCCTCCGGGCTACTGAATGGCATTGTCGAATGGACGGAGGACTGACATGGCACGTTGGCGATTAGTTGGTGAGCAGGCGGCCTATCTCAAAACTGACCCGCCGTCTATCTACACCATTCGGGAAACCGATGTGGTGACTGGTAAGACGGCGCAGAAGGTCTTTGAGGTGCCAACTGAGGTTCCTTCTGGAAGCATTTTGGCTCTGGCCGAAGGCTTCCATCAGGACACCGACATCATCTTTTCCGGTGACCCCACGCCGGATATGTATCCCCTCGACGAGGAAGCAAAAATCATCACGGCCGCTATGGAACAACGTTGGGGTCAACAGTTCCTTGGCCTTGAGGGCAACTACTCCGACACCATTGGACGGCAGATAGCGGATCTTTTCACCGATATTAGATCAAGCATGCCCATCCAACCCTCGCCGGTTGCTTCTCCGTCGAGTGAAGTCGTGGAACTCCGTTCGCAGGTTGCTGAACTGGCCGGCGTTGTTAAGGCCCTTTTGGCAGAAAGGAAAGACGATGAAACATCCGGGATTCAAGTCGGTGCAATCATCGATAGCCAAGAAAGAAGGGGTGTCGAGCAAGCGGGCGGGAGCCATTCTCGCCGCGTCTAGCCGTGGGGCTC